CTTAAGCGGACGATGCGCGGCCAGCGTCGAAGCCTGAGGTGGATTAAGTCGAAAATTTCCGGCTTTCCGAGCAGCAACCCAGCTGCACTCATTAGCTTTCAACACTGGCAGTGACTTCGGCTTGTAGTTCTTATCGGACATCTCCTGCATCAACTTAACGTTAAATACAGGATCGTCACGAAGAAGACTATCATATACCAAAGCAGAATATGCACGATTGTATGCGGATTCTTCCGACTGAGTCGGGTATCCATATACCAAACCGGGCATTCGCTCGAGTACAAGCCGATGCACATCCCACACTACTTCAGGATTCGGGCGGCTAACAGGAAACAGAGGACGACCATCATGTCGTCGCTGATTCAATGTCAGTTTATCCCAGATCTGCCTGTCGAGTAAGGTTGGGCCGTGAGTTCTACCTGTGGAATCTTTCCACGTAGGCAGACCGACACCGCCCCACTCTTCAGGAACGTAGAGGGGAACGCGCACGTTCCGCAAAAGGGGACGATGGTGTTCTAGAAATTTCTTCATAAGAGCTTCATGTAATTCTACAGGAGCCCAGTGAAGAAGATCTCTACATCGTGCACCCAGCGTCACTTGACTATCTGCAAGAGCATCTTTCCCCACCTTTTCACCGGATCTTTTGTATCCGTAAAGGAGTCCGAGATTTACAAACGGAGTCAACTCAAACCAACGTTCACGCGTGAAAGTACCTTTCTCGATTGAATAAAATTCATCAAGAATCGGCTTACTAAGACGCGCGAAGTTAATAGAGTTGATCTGTGCAAATCCCTTACAAAGGAAAGTCTTTCCAACAGATGATTCAAGGCCTCCAAAGGCAGTGATACGTTGCCATAATTCATGTCCTCGACGCGTCGTTTTAAAAACGACATCGTCACCATTAATCAGTATCGCCGAGTTCTGTAACGAGATCTTTCGACCTCGTGTAAGTTCTTGACTCCACCGACACATGGCTGCATTAGCAATGCAGAGGACAGGAAAAGAGACAACGGATCCCATAAGCTGGCCCCATTGTTGTTTTCGAAATTCGGACGGTTTCCCCGACCGCATCTCATCCTTAGTCGCCATCTGAACATGATTACCTACAAGGTTCTCAATGAATAGATAGCGTTCGACATCCGTCAGTCCGCAACACTCGGAGATTTCCTCTGCAATGGCAGAAGATACCCAAGGTGCAAGATTGTCCGTTGCTGCCGAATAGTCTCCTGAAAGATAAAACTCATTGGCTTGCAGTTTCGCCCCAAGACGGTCTTGCACCGTCCAGGCATCTACTGGTTTGCCAATAAGCTGAAAAGTTGGATTTTTCACCAACGTCTTCCAGAGAAACTTTTGCAAAGGATGGAGTACAGTCGACTTCAAACCATCGCCCTTCGTGATAACACGTACCTTGAGTGACTCGGCCAAGCCGACACACTCAACGCGCGAGTCTTCAACAGAAGCAGTAACTAGCATACGATCATATATCGCAGCCTGTACTTCTTCAAGGCGACGGAGATCAAACTCGAAAACCGTCTTTCCCTTTCCAATATACTCATCCTCCTCAGAAGCCAACATACGCTCACGTATGCTGACTTGCGACGGTTGCGGACGAGCACTAATCTTCATTAGTGCATCGATATGCTCCGCCGTGGAAGGATTTTTTCCATGTTGAGCCTTGAACTCTTGAAAGGCAAGATCCTTTCGTCGTTGCCAGGCTTCCATATAGCGGTCATCGCCTTCCGTCCTGAAGATCATATTATCTAAAGATGATTGACCATTAGGATTCCGAAAGACGCTACCGCTTTCATGGAGGAATTCACGAACGTCCGCGTACTTACCGCCCGACGACCTAGAGTGTGCAAAAGACGCACTGGTCGAAGGGAAGATAGTACGATAGCGATCGCGATCCGAGTATTTGGAACCTTGATAGATCTCACGAACAGTGCGTCGCAATTGTCGCACCATAGCTTCTCGATCAAGGTATATCTCATCATATGCTACATCATCCATGTCTGCCCAATCAATCAACCAACCTCCATGAGGTTGAGTATGAATTGTGGTCAGAGCATTCATAGTCTTATGGACTGCCTTATCGACCATGACTTTGTCAGGACGAGGACAACCCTTTTTGACTTGAAGGATAGACGCTAGCAACCAATTGCGTTTAGGACCGGAGAGCACAAGCTTCATAAAGCGTGCCGCCGAACCACAACACAACACAGTTGAGACATCGGGGAAAGTTGGTAACGGGTTCACAGGAGGAAGGTCATATTGGAAGGTATGCGCATGAAAGTACGAAGCGAACTTGTACTTTGCCCAAACCATCCAACCTCCAGGTCCAAGCAGTGCAGAAGCGTCACACCAATGAAGGTATGTACGATCATAAGCACGTTGCGACTCAGGAGAAACCGACCTCTTGTGGTATCCGAAGATTTCCAACAAATCGAAGAGTGCATTAACACAGTTAAGAACACTCTCCTTGTCTGCCTCGCAACAGACAGCTTGACTTCCCGAGGTTGTCAAGACTTCATGCGATCCCTTTTGGTCCGACCTAATAGACGGATCAGCGGGGACATCCCGTAACAAACTCTCAGAGAGAGTAATGACAGACTTATCATCGTCAAAGTCACGGGATTTGACTTCAGTAAACTTCCGTTCACTGAAGTCTGGGGGAGTACCCTCTCCCACCATAGAGGTGCGCATCACAAGTTTGCTCTCTGCAGACATTGCGAC